AATACAAGTTTCTGGGCACCGACGCCGACACCGGCGAATGGCTCTACGACGTTCTCCAACCCGTTGAGAATCAACTGCTGTACTACGACGTCGGCGACGACGTTGAATGGGGTGTGCTGACCTCAACGGGCACAGTCACTTGGACGCAAACCTGCACATGGATCACCAACGCCAACGTGGAGGAATGGCTGGGTATTGCCGTCGCCACCGCCAATGACACCGCGTTCATCACCAAGTGCGTGTCGGCCGCAAACGCGTTTGCGTACCGTCGCCGTGTCGAGTCTGGTTACGGGCAGGACAGTCTGACTACCAGCCCCGGCGGGGATTGCACCTTAGGCACCATCATGTATGCCGCTCTTTTGTACAGGGAAAGAGGCTCAGCGGACTCCTTCGCATCCTTTGATTCCATGGGGACGTTCCCGGTGCCGTCAGCCCTTGGGCGCATCCTTCAGTTGCTGGGTGTTGGCCGTCCGCAGGTCGCCTAATGGCTGCCACCGGCATTCTGTGGGACGCGGTCAACGCCACCAAAACCGCGTTGGTGGCCCTGAACCTTGGCTACGAGGTTGTCACCGACCCGCGCAACGCTCGACCCATGACGTTCTTTCTGGAACTACCAACCGTGGAGGCGTTTACATACAACGTGGGCGACATCACGCTGCGTATCCGTGTTTGCGCGCCACCGCCCGGTAATCAGGACGCATCAGACTGGCTGCTCACACAGGCCGACGCGATCATGAATTCGGCAATAGCCGTGACAGACCTGCGCCCGTCTGTAATGATTATTGGCGGCGGACAGGAGCTGCCGACATACGACCTCACCGTGCGGGTAGCCGTACGGCGCAACTAGCAAAAGGACAACCATGGCCACCAGCACATTCCTTTCCAACGCCACCGTCAACATCACGCAGGGCGCCACCACCACCGACCTCAGCGACCAGTGCCGCAGCGTCACCGTGACCATCGGCAGCGACCCGCTGGAATCCACCGCAATGGGCGACACCGGGCACCGTTTCGTTGGCGGCCTCCAAAGCGTCGAGGTCACGCTGGAAATGTTCCTTTCCTACGGCGCAACCGAAGTCGAGGGCGTCCTGTCGTCCTGTGTTGGCACCGGCACCACGGTGCTGACCATCAGCCCGTCCGGCACCACAGAGTCGGCCACCAACCCCGAGTACGTCATTACCAACGCCATGCTGGAAAACTTCACCCCCATTGCCAGCACCGTCGGGGAACTCGCGATGGTCACCGCCACGTTCACCGGCGGCACATGGGTCCGCGACGTCACCTGATCCACACCTACCCCAAGGGAGAAGAAATGCAACTGAACCTGCACGTCACCACCAACGACGGCGACGACTACACCGTCACCACCAACCTGTTCGTGGTGGTCGCATGGGAACGCAAATACAAGCGGAAAGCATCCGAACTGGCGTCCGGCATAGGCGTCGAGGATCTCGCGTTCATGGCGTACGAGTCCTGCAAACAGGCTGGCATCACCGTCCCGGCAGTGTTCGACGACTACGTCAAGAAGCTCGCCGCCATCGAGGTTGTGGGGCAGGAACCTGAAAACCCTTCCTGAAAGGCTCGTACCACTACTCGCTAGCGGTGGTGCTTGTCTCCACCGGGTACTGGCCGCCGCAGATACCGTTTGAGGGGCGTGACCTAGCCACGGTTGTTACTATCTTGAACGAGCAAGCGAGGAAGCAGCGATGACCCCACAAACGAGCATTACCATGGTGGGGGTCGAGGACGCAATCAAGGCGCTTCGCAAGATTGACCCCGAGTTGCGTAAACAGTTCAACCGGGACGCTAAGGACATTGCCCAGCCCGCGATCAGTGAGGCGCAGCGCAACTACCCCGAAATGCCCCTGTCGGGCATGAACCGGCAGTGGAAATCCAAGGGTCGCACCCTGTTCCCGTATGTAGCCGCCAAAGCTCGACGTGGTGCCAAAGTCAAAGTGGACACGTCCCGCAAAACCCGCAACGTCATCCTGATCCAGCAGACTGACCCGGGTGCCATCATCTTTGAGACCGCTGGACGGCGCACAGACAACGCTCTGGGGCGTTCTTTGGGCACTGTGGCCCCAATTGAGACCCGTGTGCTGTCCAAGGCCGTAACGGCCAACAGGGCCCGTCTGGAGGCCGGATTTGAGCGTCTGGTGCGCGACGTAATGCACACCGTCAACAAGGAAACCCGCTAATGGCCATCTCCATCCCCATCATTTCCGAGTTTGCAGACGCTGGCGTCAAAAAAGCCATCAAAGAGTTCAAGCAGCTTGAAACGACGGGCGAGAAGGCCCAGTTTGCGTTGAAGAAAGCCGCTATTCCGGCGGCGGCTGCGGTTGCGGGTTTGGCGGCCGCTATGGGCGACGCGGTCAAGGCCGCGATGGACGACGAGAAGTCCCAGCAGATGCTTGCCCGCCAGTTAAAGGCAACTACCGGGGCAACCGATGATCAGATCAAGAGCGTCGAGAAGTACATCACGGCGCAGGGCCGAAATCTTGGCGTAACGGACGATCAGTTGCGCCCGGCGTTGGCTGGCCTTGTCCGAGTCACTAAGGATGTCAACGAGGCGCAGAACGCTGCCAGCCTTGCTATGGACATCGCCGCGGCGAAGGGTGTGTCGCTGGAAACCGTTTCTAAGGCACTGGAACGCGCCTACGGGGGCAACACGGCGGCGCTAGCCAAACTGGACCCGTCAGTGCGCGACATGATCAAGGGCGGCGCAACCCTTGAAGAAGTGTTCGCAACCCTGCAAAGCACGTTCGGTGGAGCCGCTAAGGAGGCGAGCAACACGGCTGCTGGCGGGTTTGCGAAACTGAAACTGTCCCTCGACGAGACCAAAGAGTCCATTGGGGCGGCGCTGCTTCCGGTGCTCCAAAAGGTGCTGCCGTACTTGCAGAAGGCCGCGGATTGGGCGCAGGACAACCCGCAAGCGTTCACCATCATTGCGGGCACTATCGGCGCGGTCGCCACCGCCATTCTCGCCGTAAACGCGGCTATGGCCTTGAACCCGTTCGGCCTGATTGCGGTCGGTATCGCCGCCCTTGTCACTGGCATCACGGTTGCGTACACAAAGTTTGAGGGTTTCCGCAACGTCGTCCGCACCGTCGTGAACGGGCTGGCAACCTATTTTGAGTTCATGGCTAACGCATGGATAAAGGCCATCAACCTTGTCATTCGGGGCATCAACATTGTGAACCCCGGCAAGGACATTCCCAGCATCCCGGCAGTGTCGCTGGGACGGCTGGGCGGTGAGGGTGGTGGCGGCACGGGCAGCATTCGCGGCATTGAGTCCCCGGTGTCATCGTCCGGCTCGACCGCTGCGGTGATGCCCAGCCTTGGGGCGGGGGTTGTGGCTGGCGCAGCGTCCCGTGCAACTGGCGGTGGTGGTGCAGCTGCGGCCGCGCCCCGCCTAACCGGGCCTGACGGGTATGTCGGCCCCGGCTACGGCGAAATCCCTATCGCCATGTTGAGCCTTGACCAGATTGACCCGTCTATCGGTGGCACCATGGGGCAAACCATTGTGAACGTGCAGGTGGACGGTGGTGATCCGCAGTCGGTGGTGGACGCTATCCAGCGGTGGACCCGCCAGAACGGGCCGTTGCCGATTGCGGTGACGTACTAGGCCATGGCTATCCCGTACTGGACGGCAGAACTGCCCGGCCCTGTCTTGTTGACCAACATTCAGACGGTCACCATGACATCCGGGCGTCGAGTCCTCAGCGACTTTTACGCTGCGGGACGTGCCACCGTAAACGGCCGCCGCCCCGACCTGTTGCCCACCATCAACATTGGCGACATTGTCACCCTGCGCCTTTACAACCCGAACACAAGCCCAACGTCATCGGCGAACTACCCCATGCGGGTGGCAGACCTGCAGATCACGTACGGCACTGTGGCCGCTATGGACACTTGGACACTGTCGCTGGAAGACGCGTTTTCGGCGTTGGGCCGTGCCCGTATTACCCGCACATGGACAGCGGGCACTACAACCAGCACAGCATTTGACAACGTTTGCACCGATGTCGGCATCAGTTTCTTCACGGTCACCGGGTCAAGCCCCAAGACGCTGTCAGCCACCACGGTGACGGACGAGAACGCGTTGAACGTTATGCAAACCATTGTCAACACCGAGCAGGGGTTGCTGTACTCAAACGGGTTTGGTCTCACGTTTTATACGCGGGGCTGGCAGTCCAGCACCACGTTTTACGCGTTCGGCGACGCTGGCGGTGCAAACACCACCTACCAGCAAGTGCAGTTCCTGTCGATGGCTGACAACTACGCCACCTATGTGTTAGTCACAATCAACGGCGGCACCCCAACAGTGTCCGGCACTGGGGACTATTCGTACCGGCTTGACACTTACGCCGCTAACGCCACGGATGCGTTGTCGGTGGCGCAGTACGTCCAAAACGCGTTGCAGGACACGTCGGCGGTGCCGAACACGTTGTCTGTGCTGTTGAACACGGAAACGTCCAGCAGGACCCTGAACGCGTTGGGGCAAAACCGTGGCGTGACCCTGACGTTGCGGGGCCAGACGTACACCGCCAACATCATCGGCTGGACGATCAGCAGCACCCCAGAGCAAACCCGGGTGACGTTCCAGTTGGCGGGGACGGAGCAGTACAACTATTTGGTGCTGGACAACAGTGTTTACGGCACCCTCGATAACAACAGGTTAGGATTCTGAGTATGGCTATTAAGACGTTTTCGGTGGGTGAGGTTCTGACTGCGTCGGACACGAACACGTATTTGGCGAACAGCGGCCTGGTGTACGTCACCAGCACGACCTTTGGCGGTGCTACCGCGCTAAACATTGACGGCTGTTTCACGTCAAGTTTTACGCACTACCTCATTCAAGTGAACGTGGTGCCGAATGCCAGCACGACTCTTGTTTACTATCTGCGGGCGGGTGGAACATCAAACGCCGCCAACAACACAATCAGCACCGGGTACTACCAGACAATGGGCACCGCAACAGTCAACGGCGATACACAAGCCGCAACAACCTACGGGAAAATCGGGTATGGCGAGTCAACCTATGGGGCCGTCTACAACTTGTGGGTGTGGAACCCTCAGACAGCCACGACGACATTTAGTCATTCAGATGCTGTCGCAAACAACTTCACGGGGCATTACGACATTATCCATCAAGTCTCGACGCAATACGACGGAATACGTTTGACAACGTCAACAGGCACACCGACGCTGAGCGGCAACGTGCGCATTTACGGCGCAAGGATTCTGTGATGAGCAATCCAATAATTGAAACATTCCACGACGCAGAAACAGGCGAAACCATCACCCGGGAACTAACCCCCGAAGAAATCGCCGCACTCCCCGAGGCCAGCAATGACACTCCAGAACCCCAGTAAAGCCCTCATCGCCCTCGTTGCCCTCATCTGTATGACCGTCCTGATTGCAGTCGGGCAAATCGACTCCGACCAAGGCTTGCCCATCATCACGATGATTGTCGGCTACGCAGTCGGCAACGGCATCGCCGCCCGCAAAGGCGACCCCGTCGACCCAATAATCGGACCCAAAACAGACAAATGATTTCCACCACCGCCACCGTCACCACCACCGCCAGCCGCGTCCTCACCAAATCAAACGCGTGGCGCACTGTCTACATCCACGTCATCGGCGCAGGCACCATCTACCTAGGCGGCCCAGACGTCACCAGCACCAACGGCCTACTCACCGAAAAAAACGCTGTCCCGTTTCAGCTTGAAATCCCAGCCCAAGAGGAACTATGGGCTGTGACCGGGTCAGGCACCGAAAGCCTCCGCATCCTGAAACCCGCCCTTTACAACGAGTAACACGATGGCGACCCGCAAACCGTACACACCCGCCAAAACCCCGGCCCGCAACGCCAAACCCGGCACAGAAACCTGCTCCCGGCTTGCCCGCCGACGCTGGGCGTTCAGCAACCTTGGCACCTACGTCATCCGCGACATTAGGAACCAGCCCGGCACCATGTCCCAACACGCCGCCGCGCTCGCCCTCGATCTGGGGTACAACCCGAAGAACCGGGCCGAAGCCCTAGAAGCCTGCGCGTGGTTCACCAAATACGCCGACGAACTAGGCGTCGCCCTCGTCAACGACTACATGGCGGGCGACTACGGCCGCACATGGCTCTGCTCCCGGGCGGCGTGGCGCACCCACACCAGCAACACCATCGGCATCCGCTACCACGGCATCCACATCGAGTTGCACCCGTGGGCGGCGAACATGGCGGCAGACAAGTACGAGGCTCTCTGGCGGTCCCTACCGCGCCCGTAGGCCCAAAAACCCGGCACCCGAGGTAGGACACGGCTGCCGGTTAGGTGGGTGGGGCTGTGC